ATAGCCGATGGCAAGCCCAAAGAGAAGTCCAAATCCTTCCCTTGGCCTAACTGCTCAAACCTCATTGTGCAAGTCGTTGGGCAAGGCTGCGATGATCTCTCAGCACGCGTACTGGGCCTTGTGTGGAGTACGGCTCCGATCGCGCATGTTCGTTACTTCTTCAAGTCAGGAGACGCCGAGCGGGACGAAAAGAAGAAAGCCATCTTAGAACAGTTCCTGGACAACGTAGCCTACGAGCCGGATGAACTCGATATGTACCGCAAGGAATGCGTGTGGTTCTCCGACTCGGCCAAGCTGGGAACTGCCTTTATCAAGATTTACCCGGAAAAGCGGACAGAGGTTAGCGTTGTAGGGTTTGACGACAAGGCCAAGAAGACCAAGCTCGAAGTCTCTGAGATGTACAACGGGCCATCGGTAGACAACCTGGAATTCGAGCATGTACTGTGCGACCCGCAAGCGCCGACGTGGGATAAGTCGAGGCTTAAGGTCCACATCCGGCCACTCTCCCGGCACGATCTGGATGAGCGAGCATTCTCCGGTTACTACGATAAAGACAAAGTGGAGGACATCAAGGGTAAACCCGACCGCCATGGCCCGGAGATGAACAAGCAGCGCCAACAATCGAAGAAAGGCATCAACCCTCCGCAGACCGAAATCCTAGCCGAGTGGGATATGTACGAGTGCAACTTCTGGTGGTACGTCACTGTACGTTCAACGGAAGGCAAGCCTCAGGAAGTTAAAGTGGATCTGCTGTGGTCCTACCACTACTCGACGCGAACGGTGATGAGGCAGGTGTTTAACTTCATGCCGTGGAATTCTTGCGCGATTGTTCCAACCAAGCTGTCGATTGGAGACAAAGGCCCGTACGGGCGAGGCTATGCGGAGATTCTGGAGAATGCGCAAGAGGAAGTATCAACCATCCACAACCAGAGAATCGACGCGCGCACAATGGGAATTACCGGATGGATCAGGTCTTCCAATACGAACATCGACAAAAACATCACGGTTTATCCTTTTGCGGTCATTCCGGCAGGCGAAGGGGAACTCGAATGGATGCAGGCACGCGAGCCTGGCGACGGAGGATTAGCTGATGAAGAACTCACGCTGCGTCTTGCAAATGAGCGGGCGGGTGTGGGACCGGCAATTGCAGGAATGGGTGCGGGTGGACCAAATAAAAAGGGGCAATACGGTAGTATGGGAACTCTTGCGGTTATGCAGGACGGAAACAGTAGAACCAACCATCGAACATCCGACTTCCGGCATTCCCACGTTAAAGCCATGACTCTCAGTACCGCTATGTACGGGAAGTTTGGCACAGGCGGAAAAGGCTCCATGTTCGGCTTGGACAATCATCTGCTCGAAGAAGCTCTTTCAGACTTCCTAGAAAAGAAGTGCCGCATCCCGATCCGTGCAGCGACAGCCAGCGCCAATAAGGAAGTGGAGAAACAGAACGATATGCTCCTGAGAAACGCCCTCGCGCAGCACAACGTGGAAAAGATTAAGTTGATCCAGGCAATCCGGCAATCACCGGCTGCTCCTGAGGACAAGGAAGTGATGGTAGCGATCGTCAAGTCGCAGGATGCGCTGATGCGCCGCACGTTTAGAAACTTTGGTTACGATAACCCGGATGAGTTTGTCCCTGAGTGGAAAGGCGGGCAGAAGAATGAGCAGGAAAGAAAAGCACCAGTCCTCGGACCAAACGGCGTGGCCCAGCCTGTACCGCAGCAAGGACAAGGCGTTCCGCCTGATGATGGGAGAGGAATGGCCGCTGTTGCGCCAGGACTTGTTGAGCCATCGAACGGCCAACGCTGAACGATTGGTACATTTGGACGAAGAAAAGCACCGGGGATTAGCTATGAAGCTGCGCGGGGTAATCAGCGCATTCGATTTCATTCTAGCGCTTGATGAAGCGGTGGAGTCATGGAAGAAACGATAGCCTCCAGCGTAGAGATAACCCGCGTGCATACCTATCAGGTAACTTCCATGACGCCGATGGACATCGTATTCACGGTATCAAAGGGCATTCGGAATGGGAAGAAGAACGGCTGTTTGGAGCTTCACTACGGAGATGGAGTGCTTAGGGCGGTGAAGTGGCGGGAGCGGGAAAAATAGTTCTTGCTTTCCAGTATTGAAATGTCTTAGATTTGTGTACGTTGTAGCCTATCTTAGACCCAAGTGGGGCATCTTAGAGGCTCGATGGCCGAAAGGCTGTCGGGCCTTTTTCTTTTTCAGGAGAGAAATATGGCGTGGTTTGGAGAAAAGAAGCAGGACGGCGCAGCGAAAACCCCCGAAGAAATCAAAGCCGAGCAAGACGCCTTCGTAGCAACTCTCCGCACAAGTTTCGAGGAAACCATCAAACCCCTGCAAGAGAAAGTGAATTCCTACGAGCAACGCTTCTCAGCAATCGAAGAGGGTGTGCGCAAGCCAGCGACACCCCGTGAACCAACACAGACTCCCAGCGTGCTCGATGATGAAGACGCAGCATTCACTGCCCGCGTTGGACCCGTTGCTTTGCAGACTGCGCTGCTCAATGCGCGTGTAACCGAGTCCGAGATTCTTTCTGAGGTGTCTGCAAAGGGCTGGGGAGAATTCGTTCCTGAGATTAAGAGCGTTCTTTCTAAAGCTCCTCCGCAGATAAAGGCATCCGACACCTACGACCAGTACGTTACCAACGTGGTCAAGATGGTAGTCGGCGCAAAGGCAATGGAAGGTGGGCTGAAATTCTCCGGCGACAAGAAGACTTTCTTCATCGAGAACGGTGGAGGCGGGACTCCGGTTTCGACAGGCATGCGACAGCTCGAGCAAGAGGCTTCTGACGGACGCGTAGACATTGGAGATCCAGCAACCTTCGCACGCAAGATGGGTATATCTCTTGAAGCTCTGTCCAAGGAAGTGTCTTAATGTCAACTCTGCCTGATTCACTGCGCAGGAAAGTAGCAGAAGAACAGCCGTACTCGCAGACTTGGACGCGCGAACTGGAAGTGCTTCTCGACCCTAAGATTGAAGCTCGCCCTTTGACTCTTCCCGGAATCGGCCTCTGTAAGCTGAAAGACTCGAACTTCGTTGCCTACCTCGTTCGCCGCAAGAAAGGCAATAACCCCGACTACACGCGCTACAACGAAATGCGGGCCAACGGATACTCTAATGTGACGCCGGATGAATGCGAGCAGATAGCTCCGTCGATGAATGTCGCAGACGACAATACGGAAATTACCATCGGAGTTGACCTGGTGCTGATGAAGGCTCCCAAAGCCATCCATTACGGAGCTTTGAAGTTCCATCAGCAACGCGCCATCGACATGACCAATCCCCGCAAGCGTGATGCGCAAGATGCCTTGATGCGCTCGATGAACTACGACGAACAGAATGTGCTGAACTCCACGCGCACAAGAATGACTTCAGAAGCGGAGCAGGATGAGGCGGCAGGACGTGCGGGAGAAGATAATTCAGTGCGCCGCGGAAGTCCCAAGTGGAACCAGATTGCGAAGGATGCAAGAGAAAAAGGAGCATAACTAAATGGCGAATTTCGCGGGACCCATCGAACCAGTTCAGAATCTTGGCGGGGCAGTTTCCTTCCCGATGCTGGCAATCATCGAAGAGTCAGGGCAGACGTTCAACGCCTATACGCCTGTATCCATCAACGGAACTGATGGCGGCGTGCAGGTATGGAACGGCTCGACCATTACCAACGGCATTGCGGGATTTGCAGCGGTGAATGCTTCCAACCTGGCTACGACAGGGGCCGGAGCGCCGCAAGGTTTCACCCCGGTACTTGGCCCCGGTAGCGTGGTAGGGAACTATAAAGCCAATCCCAACCAGCCTCTTGCAGTAATCACGCCATCGCTAGTCCCGATCAACGATGGAACGATTCAATTCTTCGTGGCCGGCCTTGCGACTGTGTTTGTGGGCAAGGTGGGGACCACCGGTTCAGCGATTGCGACTACCAACCAGATGGTCGGCGCGCAGTTCGGAATGACTTTGGATACCAATGGCTACTGGTACGTGGACACGGCAAAGACCGGAGCCTCGGCAGTTTTGCAGGTTTCTCAGCTTGACCCGCGGGATGCGGTCGGAACAGTGGGCGGGCGTCTCTGGTTCACAATTTTGGCGACATCACAACAGGTGCAAGCGTAGTACAGGAGATAGAAATTGAACAACTTATCAAGTCGCAATACCTTCCCACCACTGCTTGCGCGTGGTCTTCGGCATATCTTTGTAGAGTTTACCGACCTAACGATGCGCGAGTCGCAGTACGAACGCTACATGAACGTCGAGTCGAGCGAAGACGCTTACGAAATCGACTACCACGTAGCGGGGACTGGTCCGATGCCGGAGATGCCGGAAGGAACGCGGCCAGCCTATGACGGACTCGTACAGTCAGGCACTAAGAAGTATCTCCACTTGCCCTACGGACTTGCCTCGCAAGTCACGCGGCAACTGGTAGAGGATGACAAGTACGGAATCATCCGGCAAATTCCCAAGGCTCATGCCAAGGCTGCTCTGTTCGCAAGAGAAGCGGTATGCGCCAGCGTGCTGAACCTTGGCGGAACGCTTATCACGACCGACGATGGCGTCACTCTGTTTAACACGGCGCATCCATTGCCGGGCGGAACAGAGGCAACGACAATCG